TCTGGAATATCAATATCAGTTCCATTATTAATACCAGTATTGTTACCACTTCCTCTAAATGGATTCGAATCTTCGAAGTCGCCTCTAGTAATATCAGTCGGAGCAATGCTATAATTAACTTTTAAACCAGTGTTACTAATAGCAGTTTGGATACCAGCTGCTAATGAAGCAGTTACAACGAATGATGCAGTATAGTTAGCGTCAATAGTTGAAAATGCTTGAACTGGGATGATTTCTGTTGAACCAGAAATTAATGTAAATGAGCGAATTGCTAATGAATCAGCTGACGTAGGAACTGGAGTAGTTAATACGAAATATTGTGCATTGTCAAATCTGCTATCAAAATTTAATGATGCGGACGATGCAGCAACTGCAGCAGCACCAGACCCGGTAGTAGCACCAGCGGCAGACGCAGTTACGTTTGCAATTGAATAACCAAAACGACCAGCGCCATAAAGACCACCAGATGCATCACCAGTTGTACTAGTTACACCAAACATTGAATCGTCAGCATTTGGAGAACCAAAAGGTTGACCTGTTCTGCTAGAGTTATCGTCATCAAACCCAGGACGAGCTGTACCATATTTAAAATCTAAATAAAATACTAGACCCGATGGCAAGTTCATTGGTTGTACTGAAACGAATTCTTTTGCTGCAAATTCAGCAAAAATACGTCTTACTAATGGAAGAGCAACCCCTGCCCATTCTTCAGAACCTTCTGCGGTTCCGGTTTGTGAAGCTTCTTTTACAAGCTGACGTGCTTGATTTTCTAAAAGTTGCGCCATACCAGCTTTTTCAGTCTCAGTTCTAAGACCTTCTAATAAACCGGTACCTTCCCATTTTCTTACAAGCGGTTTTGCTGCAAAACTTTGGTTAGGATTTTTACTTTCTAATAGACTTGAAATATCCATTTTTTCCTTGTTGTTTTTTAAAATTAATTATTTAGTTAAACCTGCTAATTTCTTCCAGCGGTTTGCAAGCTCATTACCTTCAGTTAAAACATGTTTTGTTTTAGCCGATGGTGCTGTAGTTCGAGTTGCTTTTGAAGCATAGCTTTCTTTAACAACACGCTTTTTATTTGCTGGACGATTAAAGCTCTCAGCTAAAGTGCTGAATACTAATTTAACTTCTCTCGTATTCGATGCACGATCAAAGTTTTCAATAACTTTCATTTTCTGTACATTATTCAACTCAAAGTTGCGGAATAATTTGTTAGTGTAAAGAAGTTTAGCGTTAAGTAAATTTACTTCATTAATAACAGACTGAAGTTTTTTAATAGTGGTATACGCTTCAGTTAACTCGTCGTTAGCTTTTACGCGGTTACCAACAATTTCGTCTGCTTCGTCTGATAAAATTGATTCGATGATAGAATCAATATCTTCTTCAATCATACCATCGCCATCGTCACCAGCTGAATCTACAACTTGTTCTTCCATGTCTTCTTCATCATCTGAATACATTCCGTCTTCGAGTTCAGCAATGATTTCATCCAAGTTCATGTCTGATGCATTATAACGACCTTCTTCCATGTCAACTTCGTCATACTCAGCTTCCATTTCGTCATCGCCCATTTCTTCACCATCCATACCCTCTAATTCTTCGTCACCAACCGCACCAATTTCGCCTTCTACATCATAGTTACCATCGCTGTCTAAATCGACTGCAACTCCAATTGTTTTAGGTTTCATCATATCACCCATATCATCCATACCCATATCATCCATACCCATTTCTAAATCATCGACGTCATCTTCGTCGTCTAATTGTTCAGATAGTTTGGCAGATAGCATGCTTTGGATTCTAGGAGCAAACGCTTCTTCTAAAGCAATTTTTGCATTTGCAATTGCTGTTTCTTTTACAGCACGCGCATCGGCAATTGCTTCTTTTAGCAAATCTGATTTTGCCATTTTATTCTCCTTAATTTTGTTTTGGAAATAAGATTATTTGAAATCTTAATAGAATTTATTTAGTTTTATATTAACGTTATATTAGATTTGAATAACGTATTTATAATATATATGACATACAAAAAAAAATATGTATAAACAGTAAAAAAGTGCTAACATTTCTGCTAGCACTCGATAATTAAATGATATAAAATATAGTTTTCTTAATAATCTTGTTGTCTTGTATTTAAAAATTTAGCTCTAAGGTTTTCTCTTCTTTTAGTAACACTTGGTTTTTCAAATTCCCGCAATTCAGTTAATCTAGTTAACGTGTTATTTTGTTTTAATTTTTGTTTCCAAGTTTTTAATGCATGTCCAATATCATTGCCAACTACATTGATAGCAAAACCATTGCCAGGTACAATTGATTGATGTTCTTTTTGTTTTTTACTCATATAACTGTTTTATAAATTTTTATTGATTTGTTTTTTTGTTGTATCTAATATTTTAAATCTAAAATGTTTTATTTCAGGTTTCGAAGAAATAAACCCTTGTATTTGCTGTGATTCTTTTGCTGGATCATCTCCTATTCTAAAATGAAAATATCCAAATTTTCCATCTCGCGATCTTTTATAGTTAATTATATATATTTTCTTTTTAGTAGCAAAATTACGAATTTCATTAGCTACATTATCTGCCATTGCGGGATCATACAACATGTATTGAACTCCTCCGCGATAATCAGTCATGTTGTTAATAAGTTGAGCTTCTTCGAGATCAGCTTCAGTTAGACCAGCATCTTTCATTGCAGCTCCTAAATCTTTTACAGCGGCTGTAGTTGATTTAATTTGTTCAATATCTTCTGGTTTTGGTATTTTTGAATTAGTCTGTTCATTTAATCCAAAAAAGTCTTTATATAAATTGTTAAACTTGCCCATTTTTATTTCCTATATAATATAAAAATATTTTAACTTAAATCAAAATTAATCTACGCTATAATATTTTTTAAGTCCTTCGCCTATATCATCCATTGCAGCCTGACATCGTCTTTCATGAATCATGATTTCGTTTGCCGATTTACGAAAATCTTTAAGTGCAGATTCAATCATTTTTAAACGTCTACCTTCTGCTACTTTATCCAACATATCATCATCAGATTCACTTATCATTCTAGATGCAGTTTCAACCATACGAGATATTCGTTCTACAATTTCGTCTAGATTTCGCGTTCCCGATACAGACTCAGCCATAGATGAAAATGATCGCAATGTTTCAGCAAATTGTTTCTTATCATCCATTGTTAATGGTACTGATTCATTTCCAAAAACCGTACGTTTTTCAGTTTCATTTAAAAATGATTTAATTGTTTTTAAATTTTTTCCTAACATTGTTATATCCTGCATTTTCCATCTTCACAAAGAATGGATGTAATTATTTCATTTGTTCTATGATACTTAGTATTTATATTTGGTGATTTTGAAACCGATTCATGAATAGATTTTGGGTTCATAAAAGCTCCCTGTGTTGATGGGTTTGACACAAAATCCCAACATACCAATTCAAAATCTTCTTGTACTTCGACAGCTCCTTCGCGATATAATTCTTTAACGCTTCCTAGTCCGCGCGACGAGATTCCTAATGTAATGCCAGCTTTAAATAGTTCTTTAAGAATTTTACCAGATGGTGTATCAAGTACTAGTACATCACCTTTTAAATCATCACCTTCCCACCAAATTTTTAACACATTGTGTGATACATTGTTAAGATTAACAACTGCTGAATCTGGGTGATCTAATTCGCCTAGTGCTCTATTTTGCTGTATAAATTCTTTATTATATTTTTGGCATTCTCGCTGTAAAATGTGTTTTGGATATATTCGACCGTTTTGATTTTTTGCTCCTGCTCGTTGTAATACCCCTTGCACAACGTATCCACCAGGCACTCCATACTTGGATCCATTTGACTCAGTTAAATTCGTTAATGGTTTAAACGGTATATAATCCTGTATAAGTTGTGGTGTCATACTATTCTCCTAATGATCTTACTCGTTCTGATAATTTAATTAATGTTTCTGAAATTTTATTCAGTGCCCGTTCGGTTGCAGGACCATATCCCGTTCTTGTTACCCCAGATTCTGTTTTTAATCTAGCAGTATGTTTAACAAGGTCTTCAACTTCTCGTAATTTTTTAGCAACACTTCGTATTGTTTCTTTTACTTTGGTATCTGGTGATTTTTTTGGATCACTAGTAGCAAACGATCTATATCCTTCAATAAGTTTAGAATACCGATGATCTAATGCTTCTTGTATTTTTCGATATCCAATTGCTTCAATAGTATCATCGTCAGCTTTACCAAACGCGTTTTTTGTCATATACGCACCAGCTGCACCTGATGTAGACGCTTCGTCTAAATCATAAATTCCCATTCGTTCTAATTCTACGCGATCAAAATCTTTTATGAGCTGATTTCTAAAATCTTTTATTGATATAATCCATTCTACAACTACGTCAACTGCGCCGGAGTTATCTTGAAAAAATTCTTCAAATCCCTGATATCCCAATGATCCGATAATAGTCTCTAGCGGAGAAGAAGAATAATAGCCTTCTTTAATTTCCGTTACATCAACTCCAGGTTCATACCATATACCATCGCCGTCGTTATCTTGCCAACGCTTAGGGGACATTTTTGAATCTATAGACCGATTTGCACTGACTTTTTTAGTATCTCGCGATGTTTCTGTCAACCCAGCTTCGTAGTTTTCAAACTTTTTTTCTATTTCTTTTAAAAATGATTTCATTATCGATGTACCCGTATTAATTCGTCTACTAATTCAAAATATCGTAATATTGACAAAATATGTGATTCTTTTATTGTTTTTATATTTTCAACACTACATAACAATTCAGATAATTTTTGTACTTTAATTTGGGTTACTTGATCTGTAATTTTATTTGCATGTTCTGATAATTGTTTTTTGATTGTCGGAATTTCCTTTTTAATATATTCCCGCAATGATTCTGTATCATTAATGTGAGTAATATATTGATTTAACAATCTTTTCTGTGATTCAGATAAATTAGAATATTTTTGATTGAATTTATCTATTACCAATTTGTATATTAACAGTCGATCCGATTTATCTTGTTTTTTAAATTCATCGATAACTGAATCGGTTTTAGTTGAGATATTTTCGGTTAATAAGGTGTGATTTAATACCACAGTTTTATATTCATTTAATTTTTTAATATTATTTGAATCTTGATATTCAAATAACATGTAAATTGAAGCTAGAACTTTATAATTATTAATATGTCCACGTGATAATGAATCAAACTTAAAATTTTCAGAAATTTCTTTTACGAGATTATATTTTTGTCTGCGTAATAACGATTGATTGAGTTTTTTATACGCACCTTGAGCAGTATTTAAAAAATCCAATGCTCGGGCTTCTGATTTAAAATGCTCTTTAACAATTGAATTATATAAATGTAATTCTTTTGCTAGTTCAGTGTTGTTTCCAAAATATTTTTTGATAATATCAATTGCAATTGATTTATCAGACGACAATGTTTCAGAAGTAAGTTTACGAACTAGTAGTTCAAAAAGAACCCCGGTGTTTTTATACTTTGAATGTTTTATTTTTTTCATCGGTTTAGACAGTACTTATTTTATTATATATATAAATATAATTTAATTTATAAAATATTGTTTTCATCAAGCATCGTGCCATTATCTGCATCAGATTGTTTATCTTCATATAATAATTTTGTCGATGTTTTTTTATTAATTGTTTTCAAAATATCAGTTGATTCAGTTTTAGACCAGCTACCAGTTCTTCTAGTTGCATTTGGATTTGGCTGAAATGCGGTTTTTTGATTTTCCGGATCAAAGGATTGTTTAATTTGTTTAATTCCTAATGGATCCCAACCAAATGCATTTCGATGTTGCCCAGACTTAATTCCTTCAGGTGGCCGTCCTCCCTTATTATCAGAATCTGAACTCATATGAAGCGTTGCCATGTCGTGTGGAGTTCCATATGATATACCCGTTATAGTAGGATCATTTCCCTCTTGTTCAATTTGATTTTGTCGGAATCTCAATTTAAGATCTTCAATAACTTGGATTCTTTCAGATAACCACTGTTCCTCGGTCATATTAAATATGTATTCATATATATATTTATCAGATACGAGTTTGCTATCTTTCATTGTATTAGCTAACTGTATTTTCTCATTCATCAATGCAATCTTTTGTTGATCGTAAATTATCGATGGTGAGGTCAAAGAAAGGTCAAAACTAATTAAATCTTTTCCTTCAAATCCTTGTGCGTATAAATGTACAATTGCAATCTTAGTTAATTCAGAAACTACAATTTTTTGAATTCTTTCAATTGTTCTAGCAAAACGAATATCCATTGCAGCCAAGGTAGACTTTCCTTCAACCCCTTCATCATAACCTAAAAATGGCTTAGGTATTTTAAGAGCAGCCATCATTTTGTTTTTAACATACTCGATATCATCAATTCCAGTAAATGTCATTCCCGGCAATGTGTCAATCTGAGTAGAAGAATTTCCGCTGCGGACCGGCAAATAAAAATCTTCTAACATGTTATTCAAATTGAATTTAAGATTGTAATTACCTGTTTGTGGATCTACATGTGGAACTTTTTTCATTTTATTGATAACTTGCTCCATGAATGAATCTACCTCATTCGGAGGAATGTTCCCAATATCAATTTTAAATATTCGTTTTTCTGGAGCTCGCATTATACGATGAATAAGCATTGCATCTTCTAACAGTGTTAATTTCTGAAATTCATGGCGTGCTCCTTCTAACATCGATCGACCGTACGGTAAGAAATTTGAATCAGATAATAATCTAAAATGTGCTATTTCAAAAACATCGTACTTTTGTTGTGCAGATGAAATATGACGGAATGTAATATCATATTCGCCAGTCGACTCATCATATTCTTCCCATCTTTCAATTTCATAACTTGAAAATGGTCTAGCATTTAATATTCCAACCTCATCTGCAATATCTAATTTTAAAAAGAAATCGCCATACTTACACATATTACGAATCCAAGCCCATAAATTAAAATCAACATTTAAAACATCATAAAATAAATTTTGTAGAATTTTCTGTATTACAGCATCCTCAGTTTTAATTGTAATAACATCGCCAAATTGATTATTTAAAGTCGATTCATCAGCATAGATATCTAACGCAGAATGTAATATCGGATCTTTATCCATCATTTCATAATCAGTATATAACTGCATACGATTCTGATGCATATAATAATTAGAATCATACCCACCCATTCCACCTACCCGGTGCTTATTACTACCATGCAATCTGGTATATCGATCTGCCACTTTACTTTGTGTCAAATTGCCTACACTCTGAAGCCGATTCGTATCAACTACTCGTAATTTGTCTTTACCATATGCCCTAACAATGACATTGGTACTAAATAAATTTGTTAATCGTTTTCTTAATGAAGCCATACGCGTATGTTATATTATAATTTTATACATAAATAAATATAACTTTATAAATATCTATGCGGTTAAATTAACCAGGTAAGATCCTCTTGGCCGTTGCCTGGATTCCAATTCCATCCGGCGTCATGTTTTCTTTGGTTATTCGTATATATAACTGAATCTGTTTTCTTAAACTGCGATAATGCTCGTTTATTTAATTCAATTCCTTGTTGACGAAGTTTGAGCGAGGTATCTCGGAGCCACAATCCAATACAAAATGCCATGGTAAGGTCATCATTGTATCCAGTTTGTGCCTGAGCTTTACCATTTAACCAAATAAATACATATAATTCTTGTATAAGGCGTTTACTTCGTATAATAGGAGTTCCTTCTCGCATATACATTTCTAATGCAGAAATCATTAGTGGTCTAGTTCTAGATGTAGTAGAAACACCCGGTACCATTTGTGACTTATCTTTAGTATCGTACCCTTTTCTTAATTGTATTTCTAAATCTACATATCCATCGTCTTTATATGTATAGAATAAATTTTCATACCCTTTATCTAACAATGGTTGTATTGCAGCCCATCCAATATTTGCATTTTCGATTGCTAGCAAGGCAGTATTCCATTCAGTAGCTACACTATATAGCATGTTACCAAAATCATTGGGAGGCAATTTACCTTTATATTCTGCTACTTGTTTTATATCTTGAATATCAATTACATGAAAAGATGAATAATCGGCGCCATCGCCTCGAGCGACATCCGCTACTACTAGATAATTTTTGGAGTAGTCTGGATATTCCCAAATCCAATAACCTTGATCAAATCCTCGTTTTTCAATTGGATCTGCACAATTTTCCTCATACCGTTGAAGTATCGGGCCATCAATTACTGTGTGCCCTGAGCTAATAAAATCACAATCACATTCTTGGGCAGCTCCCTTTTCTCCTAATAATTGTGTTTGTTCATCTCGCCACTTTTGACCGCGTTCTGGGTGAACTGTCCAATGCAATTTTATATTATGCCATTGCGTATTTGGGTTAGTTTCACTGTCGACCCATGTTTGATGAAACCAGTTACCAATACCGTTTGGAGTAGATAATACAATTGCACCACCACCGGTTGATAACGTTGCCTGCGACGCGATCCAAATTTCTTCAATATTTCTAATAAATGCAGCTTCATCCACAATCAATAATGATAGTGCCTCCGAACGAGCTCCAGTATTTGAAGATGATATTGCTTTTATTTGAGAACCATTTTTAAATTTTAATGAAAGTTTATTATCTGCATCAATCGTTCCTTTTAACCAAGACGGTAAATTGTCATGCATTATCCGAACTTTAGTTACTAGGTTTTTTGCTACTTCTTGGGTAGTAGCAATTACTAATACATTGAATGAATCAGTAAACAACATGCTCCATAATGCATAACCAGCCGATAAAGTAGAAATACCTAATTGTCTAGATTTTAGTATTACATTATATCGGTTATCTTTTAACTCAGTTAATGAATGTTCCTGGAAGTCGTATAAATTAAATTTAATTTTTCCTCGTTTAGGATGTTGAATATAACAATAATTCCGCATAAAGAATACCGGATCCTGCGAGCAGCGAATCCATTGATCGCGAATTATTGTTTTTAAATTTTTGTTTTCCATGCTATAACTTAATTAATTAATAACACGACTAATCTGCCGGTTAGTATTGTAGTACCAATGCCACCAATAAACCATATTGCAGGATGTTCATACCATTTCGATGAAATTATTTGTTCTCGCTGTATATATAAATCAATGTTATCATTTAATAATTCAATTTGCATATTTTGTAGTTGCAATTCTACTGAATCTAATAGTATTATACGTTCTAAATATAGAATTAGTGAATCTTGTTCTTCAATGATTTTATCGTTAATATCGGAAATATAAAATAACGAATCCAATGTTTCAGAAATATCATGTATTTCTTGTGGTGTAAAACATGTGTCTGGAATTTGACTATATCCAAATAAAGGAAATAATAATATTAATATATATATTTTCATTTTTTTTTAGTTTTAGATATAATATTTTGTTTTGCTTGGCTAGTAGTTTCTCGCACTGTCGGAGTAATTGTTTTTTTCTCTGTTTTAAGATTATTAACTTTCTCTTTTGTATCTGCAACTTTCTCAGTTACCGCTATTTTTTCTTTTCGAACTAAATCCGTTTCGTGTTTAACAGCTTCGATTTTTTTATTATTATTTTTTATTTGGGTATCTAGTTTTTCTATTTTTTTATTTTTATTTTTAGATACTATAAAGATAGCAATTAATGCTGCAAATATTGTTCCTAACGCGTATAATATATTTTTAATTGTTTTCATCTTGTTCGCCTATATTTGTATTAAAATTATTATTTAATTTTTTAAAAAAATCGTCTTTAAAAGAATCAAAACTTTTTTGTATCGTTTCTTCAAATTCTACTGGTGTCATTTTTGCAGATATGTTTTCTGTTAACCCATCGCTATTTGTTACAATCTTAGCTGCTTCAGTATATGCCTTTTTTAATACTTCTACTTCTTGCTCTGCCTGTGATATCCATGCTATTGCATTATTTTTAACTTTCTTTCGAGCATATTCGTCAAATTCGCCTGATATTTTTAACTCATGTTCATGAACAATAGTGCAGTCATAACACATACCATTAACTTTACGCATTTTTTCATCTAGATGTGATGGTTTAACACATGTACATGATTCTTTTTGACAATTAGGAAATGTTCTAAGATATTCCCTTACTTGTTGAAGTGCATCAGAATTTTTTGATTTTCGTATACGAAATCCATCCTTTTGTTCTATAATAGTAACAACCCCGGTTATCGTATCTACTTCTTCCCAAATATCACCAACGTTATGAGTTTCTGATTTTTTAGCTGCAGATTTTGCATCAGAAAATCCAATAGTCTTTTTTGTCTGAAACTTATGTGTGCCGTCAATCATTTGTTGTACGGCTTTAATGTTTTGTAACTTGTTCTTTTTTGACATTTTTATATAACTTATTTTTAGTTTAGTATACGATATTGGTTATGCTAGGCGAGTCAGCGGGTTATGCATGTTTAGACGATTGTTCTTTAATTTGATTGCTACCCATTTTATTTTTAGCAACAACAGCGTAATTTTGTAACATTTTATATATAGACATTTTTTTATCTGCATCAGCATCACGTAATGCCGATTCCAATGTTTTTATTACAGCCGTAATCATATCAATACCAGGTCCTTTTTGTTTTAAATATTTAATAAACAATGTTTCTGGGGTAACTGGCTCTACTGGGTCTTTATCAATTTCTGGCGTTTCTATGTCGACACCGGCTTCGTCTGCAGGAACAGCTGGTGCTGCCGGAGCTGGTGTTGGTTCCGCGGTGTTAGCCAATGCTTTTTGATCTGCTGCTTGTTCTCGAATCATTAACGCAATTTTTCTTCTGATATATTCTCGAACCAATCGCTCTTTATTTTCTTCTGATAGCCGACTTAATTTTTCTTGTAAATCAGTGCCAACGACTACACCATGGTCGATATTTTTTAATTTTTCTAAATATTCTTCAGTATCTTGTTTTTGATTTTTATCAAAATACTTTGCAGCATATTTAGGATCATAATCACCGGCTTCTAAGTTTTTATATGTCCTGTCTTTATCAGTCATATTAGGTACCATGTTTTCAACGTCATCGATTATTTTTTTATCATCTTTTCTTGATACCATTGTTTGTTTTTTACCAGTCGAGTTTGGTACCATGGTACCATTTTTATCTTCCTCAACATAATCTTTAATATCTTTACGTGGTTTTGGTTTAGTTGATTTTTCTAAATCTTTTGGATTTTTGTATTTAGATTTGTGTGTTGTTGACATTTTGTTTTCCATTTTATTTAATATAAATATTGATATCTATATTTTAATACAGTTTTTTATAATTATCGTTGATATCTTACCATTCCCAATATCTGATTAATCGGGGCAAATGATCCGGTTAATTTATATGTATTACCTTTGTATACAAATACAATTCCTTCCAGAGGTACAATTGTGCCAAATCCACCAAGTTGTTGTATACGACCTAATTGTCTTTCTAATGCACTTAATTGCGATGCGTCATCAGTTTGTTTAAGAATACGAATTGTATTGGCTAACTCTTTTCGAATATCCTGAACTGTGTTATTAGGATTAAGTGCTAAAAACTCAGATGCATTTTTTAAAACAGTTGCACCTAATTTTAAGAATATAGTTTCAAATGGCTGTATATTTTGTTTTTGATATTGTTTAAAATCTTTTTTATCAAATTCAGTTACCCAGTTTGCAAATTCCGTATTATCTATATCTTTAACAAGATTATTTATTCTTGTAGATTTATTTTCAAATGCCCATCGGTTTACTAATGTGTTTAATACTAAATCTGGAATACTATAATTTAATTGATCTGCTTTTGTTTTAATAACATCTGCCCACCATGCTTTATGATATTCAGAAACCAAATCAGTTTCTTTTAATCCGTATTTGTTTTTCAACTGATCTACTTCTTTATATAAAGCATCTTGATAATCTTCAAAATCATCAATACGCCCGATCTTTAATTTTTGCGGAGGTATAATCTTAAATGTATTTTGTAGATGAGCATTTGCATCTTGAATTGCCCGTTGTAGTGTAGCACCGCCTGGCATATCTGTCATTACAATATCGCCGTTGTCATCAAACTCAGTTAAATTATGAAACTGCAGATACGCATCTTCATATGCAATTATATTTTTTGTTTGCGGATATATAATTTCCATGTTTGCAAATACACGACCATTTTTAAATATATCATCTAATCGCTCCGAGTTTAATTTTGATAACGCCGCATTTAAATCATTTCCAGCTTCTCCAAATGCATCTGATAATGCTCCCCGGCCGCCGAATTTTTCCTGAAGTTCAGTGACAGATAATGGATTGATTCGTTCTCCCTTATTTCTTGCAAACCCTACTTGTCCATCTTTATATGTAACAAATATATTTTGACCATCCGTTTTCTCAGTAACTGCTTGTTCAATATCTAGGCGACCACTTAATGATCTAGCAATTATTTCTTTCATGTCATTGAAAGTTAAACCATGTGTATCATACGGATGATTCATATGCCCGCCTAACCCGCCTTCGGTAAGAAGAGATGAATTTGATTTTTTTGATTCAATCGTATAAATTTTATCTTCGGGGTTATTTGATTGCCATCGTTTGCGCTGTGCTTTAATTGTTCTTGGTATCAATTGAATTTGTCCTAATGTTGGATTAAATTCTAACTGAAATGGCATATGTAGTGGAACATCGAATTGATAATCTGAGGCAACTGCATAAGGACGTTTTTCTCGTAATTGGTTTGCAATATCTTCCCCATACTCGTCTGCCAAATCGCGAAATAAGTTTTCTAAATCATCTAATGTAATAGTTCCTTCATTCCTAGGATCATTTAATCTTTCAATAAAATGGGTAAATTTACCTTGAAAGTCGACGTCAATATCATATCGTTTAAAAAATCCATCAATGACCGGTTCGATTTGAGCTAACTCTGATCTAGTAATATAATTTTCGTTGAGTTTAGATTCTGTTAATTTAACTCCATATGTAGTTTTTTCATAGTCATCAAAATCATATACAAACTCTTTTCCAGGATTATCTTCAAGAAACTTTTTTAATTTGGCAATTTTCTTTTGATGTTTGTCAGCTATTTTAGTATTCATATACCCTTCGAATACATTATTAACATCTTCTTGTAATTTAGATAACCACCATTCTTTTGTTAGTGTTTGTTCTTGTGTTCCATTTAATATCTGGAATACGTTTTTCACAATTGCATCTGAATACTGCGGATAACTTTGTTTGAAGTTAGTATAATTAGATAAATCGGCTCGTGTACGAGATGCAGATATTGCTTCTCCATTTGCAGTTGTTAATGGATCTATATCTACCATTAATTCAGTAGCATCGATTCCAGCTGGCATTGTTCTTCCATTCCTGTCGCCAACTGTTTTATATTTATCTACATTTGGTACAAAATCTTTAACACGAACATAATCCAAATCTTTATTAGATGCCGCCAATGCATATGTTCCAGTTTCCGTTTCTGGTAAAGCAAATAAAAACTCATATGCAGCCGTAACTGGAGAATTAAATTCAGTTGGTTGAAATTCAATTTTAGAATCAGAATTTAACAATTCGAATATTTGTCGACTATTATCTCTAGTTATACCGTCCCGGGGATTCGGTCCACATAACATAATTACGCGTTTTACTTGTGGATTACTAGCATATCGCTGTGCTAATTGCATATGAGCGCCAGTGATTGGTTTAAATCCACCAGGAAAAAGTACTGTTACATTATTCATTAATTATCCATTTATTAATAAATATTGTATATAATAATTACGATGTAGTTAATTATGGTATTTCGATGCCGACCGGGGCAGCCGGGGCTGATGTAGATGAGCCAACGACGCGAGATGTACGAAACACAAAGTTTTTTAGTTTAATAGTTCCAGTAGCCCCAGTAGGATTAGATATTGATAATGTAGTATGTATTAAAACATAATATCCTTGCCGAGCTTCAATAGCAGCATTGGTAATATTACGATTATTAGCTCCAGATTTTAATGTTAGTGGTGGCGCGAAATCGATTGATGCTCCGCCGCCTAAACTACTCTGAGTATCAAACAATCCATATTTCGATGATCCTGAATATGACCCTGTAATTGAGTTTGCTATAAATGCATTTAGATAAAACGTTTTATTTCCTGCAGTTGCGTCTGTACGGTTGATTTCATATGTATATGATAACTGCATTCTAGTTTCTCCAGGCAATATAAACATACGGAAACTAGGGCCGGCTACTGCAGAACCAGTAGTTGTTGTTGGAGTCCCATTATCTGGCAATGATGCTATACTAACTGAGTATTCGGTATCATCAAAATATACTACCCTACCAACATTTAATCCATCTATAAATTCATTGTTTGAATCAAATAAAACAGTCGATCCCTGTACTGCTATAAACGATGACGCTGTAACATTGCCAGCAGCTGTTAAGTGAAATCCACTTGAAGAAATTTGTAAGTTTCCTGTAGATCCTGATATAAACTGTGTTGCGGGGTCGCCTAGAAAAAATGTTTTTGTGTGAACATCTAGACTAGAATCAGCAGTAGAATATCGAAAATAATTATCACCATCGGCATATAATTCTAATCCAACGCCACTGTATGGTATCCCGCCTTTAGTATTTTGCCCTTGTAACGCAGATCCAGACCACAATAAAAATCCAGGATTTCCAGTTTCAAATCCATCATATCCCAATGACCGTACAAATCCAGCGTTTGCATATCCACTTATTGCAACCCCGCTATTCAACGAATCTGCTACATACAATGACCCAGTTAACAGTGAATAATCGCCGTCAATATATCGGTTTCCACCTTGCCACGTGTTGTCGTAATTAAAACTAATTAATTTGCTACGTGCCCCAGCAACATTGTAATACTCAATTTTAAATGCTAATTGATTTGCAGATTTATGTTTTGTAGGTACCTCTGTCCTAATTCTTGTATAATTGGGAGTATATCCAGGATCGTTATCCGTAGTGGTTCGTATGTCTGATAATTGCCATTGCCCGGCATTGATTACGAATATTAGTACGCCATCGCCTGATTTATCTGCTTTAAAATTTATTTCATAATCATCGACTCTAGCGCTATTGGCATTAACAGTGAGTTCGCCAATTCGTTTACCTAAGTTAACTGGTAATTCTTGATTATAATAATCTGTTACATTATAATTAAAAGCAGATCCGGAAGCATATACATAAATTTCAGGATTGTTATTCGAGCTCGTATTAGATTTTTGTGCATATGCATCAAATGTAATTTTATATTGTGAATTTTGTATAAACTCTCCAGCAAATGAACTAGTTATTTGAAAAATATGAACTGCATTTTTATTTGTAATATCAATTGAACTAGATATTAATGCTGCATTATTTATAGATGATGTTGTGTATATTAACGTAGGCGCCGCTACTTCAGTTTTACCTAGATATGTATGACCGTCCCAATAGGTATCAATAATACTTTGCGATGTAAATAATCCAATACTAGTATATGGATCAACCGAACTCGTGTTAGGAACAAATATTTCTGTTTCTGATAATTCAATATCATTTGTCAATTCCCAAGTGCCAACAGTTCCTTTTCCAGATGCATATACTTTAATTCTGGAAACATCCCCAGTTGCTGGTTCTAATCCTTTTATTTCAACTAATGCAAAGGATTGCGAATTTTGAGTCGGGACATATGTCGGAGTTTCTTCATAATCAATTGTATAAGATGATGGAGAAAACGAAGTATAAGTATGTTGAGATAAACTCTGGCTACTATATCCAATGTACGGCGTATTTAGTATCGCAGAATGATCTGATAATATTTTTTTTATTGTAGTTGTATAAGTTGTATTGCTTATGTTATTTAATGGCGTAGGAGATAAATTTTGTGGTGAGGTAACAGTTAATGTTCCGCCTACCATGTCCGATATAAATTTACCACTATTTAATATAGCAATTGGCGTTTTATTTTGATATTGATATTCAATTGTCCCAGTAGAATATTGAGGAAATTGGCTTATCAAATAACTACGATCCAATTGCACTCCTACTTGTTCTTGGATAACAATTGTAGGATCTTGTTCAAATATAATTTCTGAAACATTTGGAGCAATTGGGTTTACTGGTATTGTTCTTGTCCAACGTAAATTAATTTTATTTTTCCATTCAATCGGTACATTAGATGATTCGCCTATGATAATTATTGTTGCATCCCCTGGCGAAGTATCTTCATAAATATAAATCGAAACTACCCGGGACTTATCTTCATCGATATAATTAATAATTTCAGCATATATAGGATCGCCGTTATAATCTAATACTTCAATTCTAACGTCAGATCCAATTTTCAATGAATTTGGATTCCCTCGAAGTTTTATTAAGTTTTTTCCAGCTGTTAATCTTGTAGGAAATTCTGATATTTGAAAATATTCAGTAGACAGTAAAGATGAATCTTCAATATATACTGGGATGTTTTCTAAATTTTGTTTAACAGCTGTTTTTCGTTTCATACCAATAATATCAATTTATAATAAATACCATTTCATAATAATATGTTATGTATGGACAATTTTACTAAAACTATCAATTTTATTAACTTCTAATAAATTGTCTACCATATCCCGCATAGAATCTACATGTGAGATAATAATTGAAAAATCAAATTTTGTTCTTAAGTATTCAAACAGATTAACTACAGAAGCTAAATGATCAGCATCTAAACTTCCCCACCCCTCATCAATTGCAATAAAATTTGGCCTAGGTAACGCTGAAACATTAATTAATCCAATTCGTATAGCTAATGAAGAAATAAATCGTTCCATGCCAGATGTTAATTCTAATGGCCAACTATTATCTTCATCATACACGATATAACCATTAATATTTTTTCCATCTGTTTGTAAAACAATATTAAATTCTACAATCTGATTAAGAACGTTATTAATCTCAGATTCAATTTTCGGCAATGCGGTTGCTACTAATTCATATGGCACACCATTGCGTTTAACTGCTTCTAAATAATATTCATACGCCTTATATTCAGTTTCTAACTTTTTATATGTTTCTAATTGAGTCAATGCATTTAACTTTTTTGTTTTAGCAACTTCAATTCCACCATATTTGCTTTTTATGTTATTTGTTATTAACTTTAATTCAGTATCAATATCAACTAGTTGTTGTTTAATTTCTTGTATTTTCAAGTCAATAACAGAATTTTGTTCTATCGCTGTTTTGTTTTTAAAGAAATGTTCTTGCCGTTCTTGATTTGTTTCTAATTCAGATTCTTTAGTTTGTAAATCACTTTCAATAATCTGTAACAACAATTCGTTTTTTTCTAACTTAACAGCATTAATTGTTTTAATTTTTGTTTCTAAATTTTGAGCTTCAGATAGTTTTATTTCATATTCATAATACGATTTAATTTTTTCCAGTAACTCTAATTTTGTTTCAGTTAGTTCCGTTAATAATTTTTGATCATTGGTAATCGTATCCTTTGCTTTTGTTGCGCTTTGAACAAAAACGTTAGATGTACAGTATTGGCAATTTGGGTCGTATTGATGATCTGCCAAATGTTTAATCTGTGTTTCTTTTTCATTGACTATCCTTTGTGTAGTACTAATATGTTTTTCTAAATCAACTAGTTCCTGTTTTAAATTAAACAATTCAATCGATTTATCTTGTAATTGTTTAATATCATATGTTTTTAGTTTCTTTTTATCTTCTTTAATTATTTTTGTTAACGTTTCAATTTCTGTTTCTTTTATTTCAGAATTAGATTGCAATGTTTCGATGTTCTGTATTAGTTTCGTTTCTTCGTTTTTTAGATCCGTAATTGAAGGTCCAGTATATGTGGTTGGATATTTTGATTCAATTAATTCTAAAATCTGATTTTGTAAATCATTTCTAGTATTATTTTGTATAGATTCAGAAGTTTCGCAACTAATGATATAATCTTTGTTTTCATTAATAATTTTTTCGGCTTCTGATATAATAATCGGAAAATCAATTTTTTGATATTCTTTTAGTTTGCCGGCAGTTTCTTTTATTTCTTCTGATGCTAATCGATATAATTGTTCAAATACCGTTATATCTAGAAACTGCGAAAGTAAATCTTTACGTTCTCGTTGCGACTTATCAATGAAATTATTACTATCGTTTTGCAATGAAAATGCAGTTAAAATAAAATCATCGTATGATCCTAAATATTTTCTAATATTTTTATTTGTTTCACTGCGTTCTTCCCCATTTAAATTTTCTATATCCGAATAAAATTCTACATCAACTTTAACATGTCCCGATTTTTGCATAATACCAGTACGCTCAATAGTATAATTAATATTGTTAAGTTGAAATTTAAATATTCCTTTAAAGCTAGTAGATTTATTATTTAAAACTTCATGTGCTTTACTAGTTTTACTACATTTATCAAAAATAGTATATGTTATTGCATCCAATAAAGATGATTTGCCAGAAGTATTTGGTGCAAATAATCCAGTTACGTCAGATATTTTAGTAAAATCAACAATATTATCTGGGCCATATGAAAATATGTTTTCAAATTGAAAAGATATTGGAGTCCATGTTACATGCCGTACTTGACTTAATATTGGTAATTTTGAATTTATAGTTCTATTAATATAACGAATTGCGTCTACTTCATATGAAGTTGCTTGAGGATAATTGTTTTCTACAAATTCAGTAATTAACTTATTTTGATATTCAACATCACGAACATTTCCTATCGTTATTGACCCATTATCATTATTCGTAGAATTTTTATTAATTCGCTGTACAGATATGTCTTGTACCGAATATTTCGATCGAAGCATTGTTATGAATTTTTTCATATCAGCGGCATCGGTATCTTCGAATTTAATTCGTATTCTAGGTTTATTTGGTACCCGACTCGGATAATTAACTAATGATGTTCCTTTTACTTCAAATGTAATATACCCATAGTCATTTTCTATTTCTACAAATTTTGCCTTACGCGTTTCAATATCCCATACAAGTATTCCATGATCTAATGATTCTCCATGATTTTGTTGAATTGTGCTTCCAACATATCTAACTTCTGGCTTTTTTCTAAATAATTTTATTTTTTTACTCATAACTTATTAAAATCAAAATCTTTTATTTCATCTTCCCAAATACGTATTAATGTCCAATCTGATGACTCTACTAACATATTTTTGTAAATATCATTTTCTCGTGTACGTTGTTGTGTTTCATTTAATTCAGTATCGTTTAAATCTTTACCATGCCAATAAACACCATCTACTTCAATTAAAATCTTTTTAGATAGTATTGCAAAATCAAAAGAACGACCTTTAAACTCATATTGTGTTTCAAATGTTATTTTATTATTTGTTAATATTTCAAACACTTCTATTTCTGGTTTTGTTTGTTTAACATCTTGTAATATTTTATTTCGATATTCATGCGAAGTCATTCCATATCTTTCAATAAATGTTTTATCGCATTGACGCGTTCCATACTTTCCCGATAAATTATGTACGCCAATCGCTTTAATTGTTTTATTACGTTTTTTAATTGCTGCAGGTGACCATCCAATTGGGTATTCACTATTTTCTCGAGCTTTTTGTAAACCGTCTAATCGTTTTTTACGAAATTCATCATTCTGCCATGTTTCCGCAGTTCGGGTTGCTCGCATTTTGCGTTCGGAATCAGAAGCTTTTCGTCCGATATTGTGATGTGGTTCATTTTCATATTTTTCTTTTTTACGTCTTGAATCGGCTTTTGCATAACACGATCTATTACAGAATTTTTGTTTTAAGTTGAATGTTGAATATTCTTTTTTACATTCCTCACATATTTTTGTTTGTTTTGCCATATTAATTATGTTGTATTAGTCTCTTTCTAATAAATATGTCTAATACAACAAAAACATTATTTTATTTGCCAACCATTTTTTAAATATTCATCAACATCACTTTCATCAACTTCAATCTCTTCATATTTATATTTTTGTAATATCTGGTTCGGTTTATGTATATCACCTAATAACGTTATATCATGTCCATTAAATAGTTCAGTTGTTACATGCTCATTTGAAATTTCATATCCAATATCTGTTTTTGCAGAATGAACCGCGCCATGATGTAAAGCAATTTTTCTGTATGCTGCATTAAAATCAGCTGCTTTAATATAGTTAGCCGGAGCAACATCGACTGCCATATGATTCCATGTTATTCCAGCAAATTCAAATAATCCATTCTGTTTAACGAAAAATATATTCGGATTATTTATCATATCCAATATTGGCGACAATGCGTCTTCACGATATGAATTATTTAGATTCATGTCATGATTTCCTAGAATAACAATTGTAGGAATATCAAATCTGTTAAAAAACTCTGTTAACATGCGAATCAATTCCGGAGACATTTCTAATTTACTGTGCACAATATCCCCGGTTACAACTGCGATACTATTAATAGTACTGTGTGTACTAATATAATTAAACATGGTTTCAAACACCGATCGGTATTCTTGATGCCGTTTTAATGTTCTTATATGCACATCAGATATATGAAATATCTTGTCGGCTTTTTCTATTCCGCAATCAATATATTTTACTTCCATAATAAATCCATTCGGTGTTTCATTAATTTTTCAAATGTCATTGTGTATGTTTCTTCGATTAATTTTGTAATTTGTTCGAATCCTAGTTCCGAAGCATCTTTTTCTTGTAATTCAACTAAATACACATTCAATCCCTCAGCCATGAACTTTTCACAGATAGATAATGATTTTTTTATTGCGTCGTTATCCAAACATATGTATATGTCTTTTACATGTTCTTCGATTATTTTCTTTTGCAGCATTGGTTGTATTATTTTACCAAATAATGGAATTGCGTTTCTCTTAATAGCCATAGCATCAAATGACCCTTCACACAATACTATTGGCTCATTCCAATTAATCATCATTTCAAATCCAATTATATCTTTTGATACTTTTGGATTTTTATGCTTAAATGTATCGTTTGAATAATACGCTCTAGATACAAAATAATTCAATTGCCCGGTTGCATCATAGCTAGGTATAATTATTTTACCAGAATATGTTCCAGATTCACAATATCCGATTCTATAACGAATTATATCAAAAACTGTTATACCTCGTTTTTTTAAATAAAATATTGCATTACGATACTCTGGAGTATTCTTTGTTATCCATAACGGTTTATATTCAGCTGGCAATTGCAGTATTTCTTGTGTTTGGGTAGTCGATTGGATATCACGATATTTATCTGTGTCTATAATTTTAGATAATCGATCGAATAATTCTTTTGGTAAATTTAACTGTTTAAACAATGAATATACACTTTTACCTTTTTTATCAGATACCCAACAATGCCAAGTATAATTTCCTTCTGAATCTGGAGTTGATCTTATTTCTAATTTTGGTTTATAATGAGATACAAACGGAGAAAAGAATGCTATATTACCTCCAGACGTAGGTTTACCTTTTCCTAGAACAGATTCTAATAATTGTATCAACCTAAGGTTATTCATATTATTATAATATAAAAAAATCTGAAAAAATCAAAAGTATATGTTATTTTGATACCTAGAAATATTAATAATATATTTTATATTAATTATATTATAATACTATTATATATGTTAGACACATTCATTATCATTACTGGTCTAACGATCATTAATCATTATAAAAATAATTAATTATCATTTAATAATATAGAAAAAATAATCTTTTATTTTCACAAATCCAACCTTATCCAAAGAAATTTTTAGTATCTTTAAAAGTTTCACCATTTTTTAAACATTCTGACAGCCAAGATTCTGGCATATTTTTCTTGGCAACATGCTGTATACCTAGTTTTAATGCATATGATTCATAAGTAGTTTTACTAGTTTTTGATATTTTTTGGTTGGGATTCTGAAAAATAATTCTTAAATCTATATTAGGATTCGATTGTAATACATGTTTCATTTTGAGTCGATCGATATTAGTCCATCGGCCTTTTGTTTCAATATACATTATTTCTCCGTTCTTTTTTGTGAATATAAAATCCGGAGTATATTTAGATTGTTTTTCAGGTACCGTGTATGTTAACGTGTTAGTTTCATAGTTAACTGGATAATCAGATTCTTTAATTTGATCAGCTACTATTAATTCTAACCCAGATCGATATCCGTATTTATACGCAACTTCACGTTGTTTACTGCCAGCAGTGTGCCAATGATTTTTTTTCATAACTTATTTTTAATATTAGAAATAATTCCATTTAAATAGAAACGGTACTGGTATCCATTTCTTTTGTTTTGGATCATATAGCCAAAGCTTACTATACTCAGGTTTTATACTACCTTGTCTTCCACGTGAAATAAGATCGACTATACCTGGTATAATAACATCTCGTATATTCCCAATATTTTTTAGTACCCATTTACAGTCTGGCAATGTAGCTAGATTGTTGTTACACCAAATTTCATACTGATCTAGTAAGTTGGCATGATTACTTTTATTGTTAAATTGATCAAGTATCCAATCAGCGGCCTCTTGTTCTTCATCGTTATACCAACTTGTAAAATCTCTTAAGTAGTTTTCTGGTTCCAATACAAATACATCGTACCACATTCGCCATATATTTTTTACTTGTGTATTTATACTAATTAATTCGTCGAATAAATTAGTTTGTGGTTCAATATCCATATTATCCGCCGCAGATGGTGCCTTTAAAAGAGATTTAGTTAAATTCGGGTTCGATTTATTTGTTCCCCAAGTACGTAGATCTGGGTTAACTGCTAATTCGTCTGCTGTTATGTTGTCTTGTTTCAATTGACCCATTAAATTGGTATAATAAGATTGATTCAATGTGTCGACTGTTGCCTGTACCCCAGCATCGATATTTGAAAACCTCTTAACACCGACCGTATTGTGTTGAGTCATACCAGGATCTTTGGACCACGTGGTTTTATTTGGACCTGGCCATTTGGTTGCATATGGATTATATGTTGCATTTGTACCTTCTGCGCGGCGCCAGGCCTGAAAAAATCTAGACTTTTCCGGTGTTAATGTAATTCCTAATTTAGATGCTAAATTATTAATAAATGTTTTAAACTCCGAATCACTAATAGCAGTCCCAGAACTTGACGTACTACGTTGGGTATTACTGGTACCACTACCAGCCGACGATGTATTACTACTAGTACTAGTTATTGTATCCCAGTTAAAATATTTCTTTTGTTCACGTATCATTACAATGTATCCGTTTGATATTTAATTATTAAATTATATACTTGTTTAGTTATAACAGATCTGGAACTACCCGCTTCAAACCCTTGATTTATTAACTCAACCATATTGCTCATATTCGTTCCCCATCTACCATCATCTTTATACCGATTGATAAATAAATCAAAGATCTGTTTAAATTGAGGATTTGTCGGATATATTTGTGGATTATTATTAACCATTTTAATAATATCGCGCTGTAATTGGCTGATTAATTCCGCATCCGAGCTATTGTATACATCGGTTATTGCGGTATTTGATTCTTGATTTGCTGCACCTGGATCTGCTCCGGCAGCGGCCGCGGTTTCATCGCTAGTCGGAGCCGTTGGAGCAAGTTTTATAGTTTCGAGCTCTCGCTTTAACAAATCATTTGTTTTTTCCAATTCACCAATCTTTTCTATATATGCACCAGTTCCCGGCCCGTAACGTTTCATTCTGTCTATATCTGATTGATATGCGGCTACCGATTTACGGGAGGCAGCTATGTCAGTATCAAAATATAGATAGGCATTCATAGTATTAGGATAAGCTGATGAATATAATGAAGTGAATGTCCATATATCGCCACGTTCGCCAATTCCGAATATATTCATCATATCTTGTTTTGAAAGGCTGTGTATTAATGCATTATACTGGTCATCAAGTGTTTGAATCAGCACCGTTAAACTATAATTTTTACGTTGCAATATAAGCACATCCCGTTTACTCGAATTATTTCCTATCGACCTATCATTTGAAATCAAGTAAACCCAGTTATCTGTATCATATCTACTACCTTTACCAAATTCACGTGAATTTTGTATCGCATCCACAACATCCGGTTTACTTATAGCCGATGATTTTCGGTTTATAACCACGAACCCATTATCTACCGGATCTGCAATTCCCATCGCCGCTTTAGCCCGAGCGATTTTACGCTCTCCTTCTAATCCTAACATGGGACGTATAACAGTTTTACCGGATTCAGGAGAAGCTTGTTCAAACAAAGCATCCCGTATAATCGACTCTAATAATACACTATTCCAATTTTTCATTTATATTCCAATTTTATATATATATTAGTTACCAATCAATCATAACTAAATTACCATTCCACATCATTATATTTTCTACGCGTAAGTCTAAATCCAATTCTAAATCAGGAATTCCTGTTTTTGCAACATCCTGCTGCAATGCTCGTAAAAAGTTAATTAGTTTTATATCAGCTTCGCGAGCACCATCGGCATCTAGAAAATCAAAAACTGAAGATTCGCCGCCGGTATTTCTAGCAAACTCATGATACTTTTTTATAAAATTTTCAATGGCTATTCGATATGAACCAGGCAGTGGATCTGCCAAACTCATGATGTACATGTTTGTGCCGTTAACATAATGTACAGGAATAAACGTGGAAAATTCACCATGTCTACCAACAATTATAGATGCTACCCGATATTCTTCTTGTTCGGTAGTTATCTTAAATAAGAAATCTTCATCATTGATTTTATATATTCGACCATTAGCTCCTTTATCAAAAAAAGAAAACTGTTTCTGATTAATCTTTTCTATTAAACGATTTACGTCTTTTTCAACCATTTCCCGGAGTATTTGTTTTAATTTTATCATATCGTTATTGGTAAATTTTTATCTAAATCAATTTTAACTAGCAAATTAACATCAATATCATTTCGTTTTTGTATCGGCTGTGCTAATTTCCCAATTGCTACCAATTCGTTTCTATCATTATACAGCCCAATGGTTGTTATATACGGCTTAAAATCAGATCCGGTAGCAAAAGATTTTATTTCAGCATTATTATCTTTTAATGTAGTAGGGTTCGATGAAATATTTAATACTCCACGATTTATTCGTGCCAACACATCCAATTCGTATATTCTAACCGTGCTTTTATAACTAGCAGTATATGGCGAATTTAAAATGTATTCATATGCATAATCTAAACTAGAAATTGTAGCTATTCCTTGTGGCTCAAAAATGTTTCCAACATAATTAGTTTGCAAACATTTTAATGTAGCTTGCTCTCGGTCATTTAACGCACTTATACTGCTAATATTATTTGCCTGGTTAAATATCCTTATTTCATCAATAACACCCGTAAGATTTGAGCTATTAGAGTCGTAGCCCCCAATTTTCAATAAATCTGTGTTATTAATATACGCACTCTGAGTAAATGAATTATTTATGCTATTATTTAATAAATTACTAGATGCAGATGCATGTATAGCGCCATTAATATACAATTCAAACAAACTACCTGTTTTTTGGCAAACTACATGAGTCCAATTAGTAACAACGGCTGAACTAGTTATTTGTGTTATATAATTACTAGCACCAGCAACTGATGCAATAATTTGATTACTACCACTTAATTCTATTTTAAATGGATATTTTGTAACTGCTGATGTATTAGCCTTTGCTAGTATCAACACATTATCTGGCCCGGGGTTGGATGCAGATATAAACAACGATATTGAATAGTCATTGTCTCGGTCATATTCTCCTACAATATCCTTTTCAATATAGCCCGCGCCATTAAATTTAGCAGCTAATCCTAACGATTGTGTTGCCCCGGTAGTTGTAGTAATACCAGGAACATATGTAACACCTGCGGCTGTATAATTTATTCTTGTAGTATCAAAATATTCATTGAATCCTTCATAATATTTAACACCGGTTACTATAGATCCACTGTCATATAAATTATCATATAAATTTCCATATACATCACTTCGAATAGCAATACTTTTTGAAACTGGAATACTAGTTCCATGAATCGTGGTATTAACATATGTATTTAATTGAAATGATCCTCGTTTTACACTTTCACCGACTTTGTTTTGAGGAATAGAAAAAACCGACGCAGACTCATATAAATATTTATTAGTACGTGTTATGTCAGTTTGTCCAAAACAATTATATGGATTATCTTTTTTATTGTAAAATAAATGATTTATTGAATAATATGTAATAACCTGATATGAACCATCAATGTTTGTTGCGTTATTAAATGGAATACTACTACCGATCGGGGGCAGTGTCGAAGTATAAATTGCGTGTAGTGGAATTGCACTACTAGTAACAGATCCAGAATAAAACGTCCATGTTT